CGGCATCATCAGCTCCCATACATCCAGCTTATATGTATCCTCATATTTTTCACGGCTGAATGGTGTAGTCATTACCATTCTGGACAGACGATCCGCATCCTCCTGTATACACCGGAAGATATTCACAACATCATGATCCAGATCATTGATCGTTTCGATATCAGATACCGGCTTATTAAATAACACGGCCCCGCTGCCGAAGAACGGCTCTACATAGCTGTGATGTTCCGGTATCAGTTCCACCAGTCGGGGAGCAATGTTCCACTTACTTCCCGGATATTTCAATACTGTTCTCATGCTATTCCTCCAACATATCAAAAATGTTTCGTTGTCCCGTCCTGCTGTCCTCTGCTCGCATGGAAACTTCTCCGTAATTCTCTACAAGCATTTCAGCTTTTGCCCGTTCGTAGAAATTCCGGTCAATTTCGAAGCCATAACTCGGTCTGCCAAGTTCCATTGCCGCCCGAAGTGTGCTGCCGCTACCACAACATGGGTCAATCACCACGTCTCCTTCATCCGTAAAAATTTTAATCAGTTTTTTCAGCAGACATACCGGCTTCTGTGTCGGGTGGATATTTGGATATTTCCCTTTTGGATCTTTCTCCCAGGGCATCCAATCAAAGATCATCTTTCCATCGTTGTTAAACTTTGGCAGCTTGTCCCGATAAAAGATAAGTCCGTGCTCGGTTCCAAGCCATATTGCCTTATCTGTTTCCGGCAATCCCTTATGCAATACAAGAGCGTGTTCCGTTGCACCTACCACCCTCATGTTCGCCTTTAAAACCTGCGCGGAATAGTTCTTGCAAAATGTAAGATGAATATTATTTCCGAATCCGTGTTTTTCTGCCGCTTTGAGCATGGTTGGTATCTGCTGGAACGAACAGAACACGATCATGCATGGCGCTTTGCCCTTTTCCTTTGGCTCTTTCTTAAGCATCTTGCTACAGAAATGGAAGTATTCGTACAGATTAAAATTGAAATCTGAATTAAACGCTGCCTTCCCCGCAAGTTTGCTCTCTCCGTTTTTATTATCACCACCGACATACCACATAGGGCTACTTCCGTACATATTATTTCCAAGATTGTACGGCACATCTGCGATTACAAGCTGTGCCTTTGGGATTCCATACTTTTTGTAATTCTGCATAGAATCTCTGTAAATTTCACATTTTAATTTCTTCATTTTTCCTAAAAGGAACCCGATATATCGTTACCCCAGCTGGAGGTTCGGCTCCTTTCTTATATTCCGTGCACACATCTACAATAGTGCACTTTAAATTTAATTATGTTGTGTTTTATGCAACAAACTCATTGTTTTATTGCTTTTAAATCATCCAATCTAACGGAAAACCTCTCACTCCTTTTTTATTTCAAAATTTCATCCAAGCAGGCATTAAAGCCCACCCGACGTATTGATGTGCTGAGATCTTCATAACCAGATTTCAACTCTGGTATCTTCTCCGGCAGTTCCCGGAGCGGACACCAATCATGCCGTTTCTCGGTGAATGTGCTTTGTGATAATTTCGAAGCACCATTGTTTAACACATTCATGAGCTGGCATTTTTTAGTTTCTTGAAATTCGTACATGAATTTACACTTACTGCACGATTCCGGCATATCCATAACCAATACTGCTTTAGACATCGCTCCCCACATCCTATTTTTTATACACTCTCCATGCTTCAAAGCTATTTCCTTTAGGTACATCGCAAAGCCAATACGCTGTACGTGTTTCTCCATCTTCATCAGTTCCAAAACCATAATAAATATAGGCTTCTTCTACCGTTAATTCGTTTACGTTACACCCATATTCTTCCGCGCCAATTTTTAAAGCTTCTTCCTTGTTGTATTTACTCGCATTGAAACCAAGTGAATTGTCGTCTCCGCAAAAACAACCATAATCAAATTTACTCATATTCTCACACTCCTTCCGGCTTCTCGCACCGCTCAAATTCAATTACCCACACCCACGGATTCGCATCCCAGCCGTAGCAGTCAAGGTCAGATTTCTTGATGGTGGATTCCCACAGCCAAGCAAATTGCTCCTTTGTAATCCCGTACTCTGGGTCTACTTCTGTTCCATAATTTTTTTCACCGTATCCGATATCATCATAGAAAAGGTTTCCAACACCTTCGCTTTCTGCCCCCTTTGGTGTTATATCCTGCAACCGCTCCACCCTCACATCCGTAACCTTAAGCCAGATACGTGCCGCTTCTTTTGGCATGTGGATGGATGGTTTCCATCCAAAACCAGCGAAATTAAGGCTGTCTAATCTGTATATGTCACAATCAGCCTTGTACATTGTCAGTCCTGCATAATCCATCCATGTTTCTCGGACATACATGGTATCGCCCGGCTGATACGGTGGCTTTATATACTTAATAGAACCGCCGCACTCATCAATGCCAAATCCAAAGCATCCTACCTCTTTCTTCTCTGTACTGTCGGTAACAAAACCGAGCGGAAATGTATGCTTTCCGTCTGGTTGAGGCTTTACCAACCGCCTTGTGCAAGTCTTTCGTCCGTCCAGAATCGCCCGAACCATTTCTGTGTTGAATAAAATCGGTTTAATTGACATCTGTGTATCTCACTTCCTTTGCTGCTCTCATGAGCGGGCACCTATTGCATTTGTTTTCGTCAACAGCATTTGCATACGCGCTCGCCAAAACCTTATGATTTTCCTCTGCCATATGTAACAATCCAATCAATCTGTCTTTTTTCATGTTATTCAGTGTGGAATCCGCCGGAAGCGGTTTCCCGATCACGCCTTTGTCAAACCCGTTAAAATTAACCATCTACTCCGCCACCTTTCACAATCTCGATTGCTTTACTAATAAGGCATACCGTGCAGTCCGATGCTCTACACTCTTCTCCAAAACAATCTTTGTTCACTGGTGATGTCATTATTTTTTCAACTTCTTCCAACTGCTCCACAACCTTGTCCAGGTCATAGGCGGTCGGCATATTGTTAATCACATCTTTTACTGCATCATAATCTTTCATGTTTTCAAGCCTTCCGCTTAGGTTGTCCAAAAACAGCCCAGCATCAATCAATCTTCCCATCGTTCGCCCTCCTGTTCCATGTCTCTGCCGCACGTTCCTTTGTGCTTCTCTCTGCGCTTTCCGCCCCACAGTGATAACACCTAACAACATAACCACTATTAAATCCTGTCATTATTGGCGGAAGAATGCCATTCGCTTTAAGCCAATCCATATAGCTTTGGTCATATGGATGCTGATAGCACATTACCGCTGGTTCCATTTCACCGCCACAAAACGGGCATGGCTTAAGTTCTTCATTCATTCTTCGTTTTCCTTCCATTTCTCACATGTATCATCCAGTCCACGGAAATCTGCACAGTGTTCACTGTCTCCATTGCAACAAACGCCCTCATATTCAGCGTAGTATTTACATGTACTGCAATATTTTTTTGTTATTGATTCATTCTCCGTCATGGCTCTATCTTTCATTTCTGCCAATTCCTCCTGACTGAATTTTGTGTAACCGATTCCACAATTTGTAAATCCTCCCGCTCTATACGCTATGGTTCTCGGCATCCTACACCTCCAACAGTTCCGGGTTATCAATCATGTTGCCGATCACTTCAAAATTCTCTGAATCAAAATCATCCAGTTCCTCGTAGTCATCACAGCCCGGCTCATTCGCACACCATCCGTTTTCATGCCACACGACACGCTTTCTCGTCTCATCTTCTGGAAACTCAACGTCGATATGCCCTGAAAGAATATCATTCTCAAAAATCAGCTTGCCGTTCTTGTCCTCACGTCCTGTGCACCGGCAGATTGTTGATGCTTCAACTTCAACCCATCCATCAGTTTCTCCACTAGAATAAAATATTGTGCCCGGTTCAAATATCATATGGACTTCTTTATCATGCATATCTAATCCTTTTACATAATATCCTTCCACCCATTCCCCATTATCAATCCGCTTTGCGCGGAATAAATATCTATTCTCCATCACGTTTCACCTTTCTTTCTTTGATCTGCTCTAACATGATCCTCGATACCTCTGGAAGTCTTAAGCTCTCCATGCATCCATTATGCAGACCGCTTTCCTCATTCCACTTTGCCACCGGGCATTTCTTGCAGAGAGTGTTCGTGCAGAACTCTCCGATCTGCCGGATAGTCAGTTCTTTATCTGTCATGTGCACTGTTCTCATCTCCTTTGCAAAATCCTCTATGTTCATGCACGGAGAAAGAAATACTTCCGGTCTGCTTCATGTAAGTCAATTTTTCTCCGGTCAGCTCACATTTATGTTTACGTT